AGTGACATTTGCCAAAAGTCTGATTCATTTACGATCGAATCAAGAGTTGATCAAGGTGAAGCACTAGCCACACTGACAAAAGCAAAATCAATAAGATATGGGAAGCAGGGTCAGCATTTACAGGAACTAATAGAATTACATGACTGTATGCTTATCGAGTCAACGGGTAATCCCGAGTCCGAAGAGCAAGGAGTTAACGTTTTTGATTTCACCGAACTTGATAAAATAAATAAAAAGTTCAAAGATATCACATACGAATTATGCCTCGAGGAAATTTCTCGAGCAATTCCATTAGGTCTTTCTGAACCTGCAAAAGTCAGAATCATTACAAGAGAATCTCCTTTTCATATGTATGTGCTTGCTCCACTTCAAAAATGGATGCATCGCGTACTACGAAACCACCCGGTCTTTGAGCTCGTTGGACGGCCCATTGATCCGGAAAGTTTCTCTTCATTCTTGAGCCTCTTAATTGAGGGCGAGATTTGGATTTCTGGAGATTATAAAGCATCCACCGACAACCTAAAAGCTTGGTTATCTTCTAATATAACCAAAAGAATCTTCTACAATATTAAGAAGAATTCTTCCGGTCATGGCTTACCTGATGGGTTTTACGATGGATTAGAAAGAATTTGTAATGATGCGCTGACTGATCACTATATAATGAACATGGAAAGGTTCTTTGAGCTCCAAGATGAGCGGGATGCGAAGATTAAAGACTTCGTCAACTCCTATTCAGGATCGAACGATAATTACCGTGCGAAACGAATTAAAGAAATTGAAAAAGAATTTCGAGATAAATTCGAGAACCTATCTGACCATGAAAAGTTTACCTTACAAGTTGAGGGACAACTTATGGGATCAATTGCATCTTTTCCTATATTATGCATTGCTAATGCAGTGTTATGTCTTATTTCCATAAATGCCGATCGAATTTCTCAAGGACAAAAAGTCCTATCAATAAATTCAAAAGATTTACGTCTCAAGATAAACGGAGATGATTGTATCCTTCCCGCAAAGAAAGGTAATGAAAAATATTGGTTGCAAGTGACCAAAAATGGTGGCCTCGAATCATCAGTAGGTAAGACCTACTATTCGAACGAAGTTGCCACGTTGAATTCAACGTTATTTTACCACTTTGATGGGAAATGGAATCTCTGTAAGGGTATCAACTATGGGATTCTCTATGCTAAGCCTCGTTCATGTCAAAACATGAGAGATGGGAAGATTTTACTCTCCCGTCTTGGAGCTCTGAGCCGAGATCTCAAAGAAGATACACCAGACTACCTATGGCCTCAAATTAAGGCTAGATTTATCAAGCACCACTACGGTTTATTAACCAGAACTGACGTTAGTTGGTTCTTACCGGAGTGGGCTGGTGGTCTTGGGATTCCTATCGACAGTGAGGACGAATTATCTCTCACTGATCGACAAGTTGCAACACTTGTTAAACTATATAAAATTGACATGCCAAAGCTCTCCAATCTACGTGAATGGAAGATTCATGATCTTGTCAAGAGAACCTATAAACTCGAGGATTCGAACTGGTCTATTATTGACGGCGAGTCAGTGGAGGAAAACTACCAACACTGTTACAACCGTTTAGTCTTTGATATATTCCTAAGTAAACCACTTAGTGAATTACACAAAGAGTTAAAGAACGACGAGCAGGACCTTGAGTATCAGGCTATAAGGCAAATCAGTAGAATTCGTAAGGATTTACTCCAGAGAAATACTGATTATGAGCTTATGTCTCTTGAAGATATTAAACATGAAAAGAAGAATTTCTTCCCGCTTTGTTTAGTCAAGGATTTCAAAGTTGCAACTTTTATTGATAAAGAGAAAATTGATCTCCTTCAAAAGAATAAAAACTTTGAAGATAATTACATTAAACCTAAATCAATTTCAGAATTGAGTGTGATTAAAAATTTAAAAGTTAAGCGTGATCTAGATACAGTACAAAAATTAATTCGTGATATCGAACTTAATTGGGATCTGCATAGAGCAGACTTAGAAGAGGGACGACCTGTCCTTCCAATGGTTCGAAACTGTAGACTAGACACCTCACATCTCAGTGCTGAGCTTAAACAAACTCTTACAATGATTTAGGGCTCCGACGGAATGGGGCAAGAGTTACGTGTTTTGAATGAAACTAGGCGTTAACCGTTATTATTGTTGACGTAAAGATTGAAGATATGGAAGTTCACTTGCCTAGTCA